GACCACGCCTCCGGGGAGGCGGAGACCCTGACCGGCGTTGCCGCGTCCACCACCATGACGGCCTATACAGGGGCGAGCGTAAACAAGTCCACGGGTGCGCTGACCTTCACCGGAGGGACGGAAAAGACCCCGGCGACCCTGAAAGCCAAGGACATCATCCGGTATCAATGCAAGGATACGGAGTATCTGGTGGTGCAGAGCTGCGCCAAGCAGAGCGACAATACCTGGCAAATCACAGCGGTGCGGCACGCTTCACTGCTGCACAAGTATCCCAAGTTCGAGGAGATGTTCTCGGCTGGGGACGCGGTGGAGTTGTCCGGGTGCAGTTCCTTCAAGAAGAACAACGGCAGCCACATCATCCGGGAAATCTCCGGGCGGACGCTGACCTTTGACAAGGACATCTTCCAGGCAGGGACAGAGGCCGGGACGGTGATGGCGGAGCGGAAGGTGCCGGACCTGACCTGTATCTGCGAGTGTGACAACCGCATCTGGGGGGCAGAAGGGACAACGATCTGGGCCTCTGCTCTGGGCGACCCCAAGAATTTCTATGTCTATGACGGCCTCGCCACAGACAGCTATGCCGCTGCGGTGGGCACGGAGGGCGAGTTCACCGCCTGCATCGCCTACTCCTCCACGGTGCTTTTCTGGAAAGAGGATTGTGTCCACAAGGTGCTGGGGAGTTATCCGGCCCAGTATGAAATCTACACTTACAAGGTGCCCGGGGTGCAGAAGGGCGCGGAAAAGATCCTGTGTATCATCAATGAGACCTTGTTCTACAAGGGCCGGGCCGGGGTGTATGCCTACACCGGCGGGACCCCGGAGCTGCTGACCGAGTGCTTCGGGGACAGGCGGTTTTCCGACGGCGTTGCCGGGACGGACGGCGAGCGGTACTACATCTCTATGCAGACGGAGAATGGAGCCTGGGAGCTTTATGTGCTGGACACAGCGCGGGGCATCTGGCTGCGGGAGGACAACACCCACGCCACAGACTGGGCCTATCTGGACGGGACGCTCTACTACCTGGACGGGTCCACCGGCAAGGTGATGATGACTGGGCAGGACCGGAGCGAGGAGGGGCGCATCCCGTGGAGCGCTACGCTGTGCCCCTTCAATGAGATGGTCCACGGGCGGAAGGGATACTCCCGGCTGTACCTGCGGGCTGATCTGGAGGCGGGTGCCTGGGTCAAGGCGGAGGTGAGCGCGGACGGCGCGCCCTTCCGGCAAGTGTACTTGGGGCACAACGACCACGCCAAGACCTTGCAAATCCCCATCCTCCCAACCCGGTGCGACACCTTCACGGTCCGGCTGTCCGGCGTGGGAGAGTGCATCATCAAGAGCTTTGTGCGGGAGTTCTCCGTGGGGAGCGAATACTGACGGGAGGGATAGACCATGGCGACCACGCTGCCAGGCTCTCCGCCTGGATTCAACAAGGAAAACATCGGCGGCACTGTGCGGTCCATTTGCAGCTACCTGCGGACGCTGCATGACAACCTGGACTTCACCCTCGGGATTTTCAAAAAGGACATTGATACCAGCAAGGGAAAAATCGAGGTCCTGGAGAAAAAGGTATCCGTCCTGGAGGAGGGGCTGCGGGCTGCGCAGGATGTCATCGGCACGATGAAAGAAGACTACAACGAGCTCTCCGCGCGGGTATCGGCGCTGGAGCAGAAAAATTAACGAGGGAGGCTATGGATTATGGCTCTCAAAAAGGACGAAAAAAGCGGATACACCGCAAAGGGTACATATTTAGATGCTGGCCTCTCTGCTGCGGATAAGGCCGCTGTGGATGACTTGAGCCGCCAGTGGACCGAGGCCCAGGCCAGAGGCGACCAGGCGGCCATGGATGCGGCCCACCAGGCTGCGGAGGCCATCCGCTCCGGTTATGGCTATTCTGGCGGTGGGGACGGCAGCGAGTATATCGCAAAGCCCAAGCAGGAGACCGGCACGCCGGGAGACTGGATTGGCGGAGGCAAGGATGTGAGCGGCAGCGGTGCCGTCGGTTCCTGGGGCGGCGGGAAGTTTACCTATGCCACCGCCCCCTCCTACACCAACAAATACCAAGGGAAAATCGACGCGCTGACGGAGCAAATCCTGGGTCGGGCCGCTTTTGAATACGACCCGGAAAAGGACCCCACCTATCAGCAGTATAAAGAGAGCTACACCCGCAACGGCGAGCGGGCGATGCAGGATACCCTCGGGCAGATTTCTGCCCGCACAGGCGGCCTTGCAAGCTCGTTCGCCGGGTCCGCTGCCCAGCAGACCTATGATGGGTATATGAGCGCCCTTTCCGACAAAATCCCGGAGCTGCGGCAGCTCGCCTATCAGATGTACCAGGACGAGGGGGCGACCCAGCGGGCCAACCTGGAAATGCTCATGGCGCTGGAGCAGGGAGATTACAACAAGTACCTCACCCTGCTGGGCCAGTACAATACGGACCGGAATATGGACTTTGACATCTTCCGGGGCCAGGTGGGCGACAGCCAGTGGCAGCAGACCTTTGACCGGGGCGTACTGGAGAGTGACCGGGACTTTGCCTACGGCGTGGGCCGGGACCAGATCACGGACCAGCGCTACGACCAGGAGTATGCGGACAGCCGGGCGGATGCCGAATGGGAAAAGCTCAACTACACCAGCGAGCAGGAGTACAACCGGGCGCTGCAAAAGGCGCAGACCCTTGCTGCGGCTGGAGACTTCTCCGGTTACCAGGAGATGGGGTACAGCGATGGCGAGGTCTCCAACCTCAAAAAAGCCTACGACAAGGCGCAGGCGGCCATCTCCTCCTCTGGCGGAGGAAAGAGCGGCGGAGGCGGAAGCTCCAAGGGCTCCGGCACCCAGGAGACCGGTATCCTGGCAACCATGTACGCCATGGGCAACGATGCGGCGGCCTATGAGGATCTGGTGAGCCTGGACCTGGCGGCTGGAAAGACCGACACGCTCTGGAGCCTTTACCAGAGCGGCGGGCAGACCAAGAGCCAGGACTACTCCAGCATCAGAGCAAAGGCCGCTGGATACAAGGACCTCCAGGATGCCAAGGCATACCTGGAGCGGATGGTGGACGGCGGGTATATCACGGCGGAGGAGGCGGCCAACATCTACCAGGTGGATTTGGGCGGGACGGCCCAGGCCCAGGTATCGTCCATCCCCCAAGAGTTCCATGGGATTTATGACGATGCCCTCGCCGCTATGCAAGACCCGGAGAAATGGAAGGAATTTATGTTTGGGCGCTTCAAGTGAGGAGTGAATGACATGGGCTTTTCCCTGGACGACTATATCAACGGAAAGAAGAAAAAGGAGGAGCAGGCCGGGCAGAAGCCCACCTACTTCCAGTTCGGCCAGCAGCCCAAGGCTGTGACCTCCCCCTCTGTCTCTCCCAAAGCTATGACCCCCACCAGCTCTCCCGCTGGTGGGGGCAGCGGCTTTTCCCTGGACAACTACATCATTACCAAGGGCATCCGCACGGGGCAACTCCAGCAGCAGGACAACGACTTCAACTCCTGGCTGGAGGATGTGCAGAGCTTTTCCAAGCGCATGAGCGGCGATTTTACCCGGCGGCAAGGAACCTACCAGGCCCCGGATACCTTCCGCGCCTATCAAGGGAAGACCGGCACGGAAATCTCGGAGCTGCTGAAAAGGGCCTACACCGCCCAGAACTACTACACCCAGTATGGAAAGACCTACGACGAGGTGTACGGCGCGGGCAGCACCGCCAAGCTGCTGGATGGGGTCAAGCAGAACATCGACTACCTGGAAGGTCTCCGCAAGGACCTCCAGAGCGAGCAGGAGTGGTGGGGGCAGTTCCAAGACGAGGCGACCTTTGACCTCTACAAGAGATACAAGGGGTATGAGGACCTTCGGCAGGCTGCGGACTTCGGAGAAAAGAGCCAGTACCGGACCACCAAAAACGGCAAGGAAGCAAAGCAAAGTTTTTCCGGCATCTTCACGGAGACGGGCTATAACGACCTTCTTTACGATTTCATCAACGGGGACGAGGAAGCCAGAGCGCGGCAGGCCGCTGTGGATGTAACTGCTGGTGGTTTTGGCAGCCTCTACACCGATACGCACTCGGGCTGGTCCGATCTGCCCGAGGAGGTCGTCAAGACCTTCAACTACATTTACGCCACGGAGGGAAAGGATGCCGCCTACGAGTATATGAACTTAATGGCGGACCAGGGAATCACCGGCATCAATTCTCTGGCGCTGAACTTTGTCAACGCCTCGGGGGCTTTCTCTATGGCGGCCCTGGCAGAGAAGGGACTGAATACCCTTTTCGGCAAAGGGGATGCTCCCAGCGCGTTCTATGGCGACATCCTGCATGATCTTGCAAGGGCGCAGGAGCAGCACCCCACGGCCTCCGCTGTGGGAAGCGTTGGGGGAAACCTGGCCCTTCTCTACGGGACCGGTGCGACCCTTGGGGCAGCCGAGGGCGCTTTGGCTACCGGCATTAAAATCGGCGGAAAGACTGTGGCTGTGCAAATGGCCCCGGCGGTGCAGGGCGTTGTGAACAGTTCCCTGTCCTTCCTGGCCGCCGATGCGGTGCGGAACGCCGGAGCACTGGCCGCTGGGCATATGGAGCCGGTGGACTACCTGAAAAGCGCAGGCATCTCCGGGGCGCAGGGCCTCGCTGGCGGCCTTGCCGGTGGCCTTGTGGGCAGCGGAATGGCAAAGGTACTGCGGGAAACCGGGATGATGACCCCGTTTATGGAGTTCGTGCGGCAGAGCACGAGCGGCTTTGCGTCCGCTGGTGCGAATATCGGGACCGGGTATCTCCTCTCGGAGGAGAAGCCCAGCAACGAGC